AGCTTGCTGCATTGACTAAGAAAGCCGACGAAGACGAGGACGAAGCTGAAGAGGAAAAGAAAGAAGCCAAGTCTAAGAAAGCTGACGAGGATGAGGCTGAAGAGGAAAAGAAAGAAGCCAAGTCTAAGAAAGCTGAGGACGAGGAAAAGGAAGAGAAGAAAGCCGAAGACGAAGGCGAGAAGAAAGAAGCCAAGTCCAAGAAAGCTGACGAGGATGAGGAAAAGGAAGAGGAAAAGAAAGCCTCTACGAATGCTATGGATGTTTACTTCCAAACGGAGGACGAAGAGGACGAGGAGATTAGTCCTGAGCAGGCTTCTCAGTTGGCCTCTTTGTTTGAGGATAGAAGTATTGCGGCTGAAGAGGAACTCCCCAAAAAGGAGGAATCCAAGAAAGCCGGTATTAAGAAACTGGGCGGGCAGCCCAAGGTGGCCAGCGCAACAGGCGATGGCACAACCGACATCAGTTCCATCTGGGAAACGGCTCCAGATGTTTCTGAGGTGTTTAAGTAAGCCGTAAAAACAAGGGAGGAATCAGAACATGGCACTAACCATACTGATTCGTGGTCAACTCAATGCTATTCCGGTGCTGTCGGATGACTGCTTCACAAAGCAGAATTACGGCGTTCACACGAATACCACATTGAGTGTTAACACGCCGAGGGGTGTGCTGGGTGGCTCGGTCGCGGCGGTTTCTGCCGGACTGGACTATACAGTCGTCCCCGGAACAAATCTGCTTACTCCTGTTGGGTTGTTTGTTAATGACGCGGCGGGCGCGGCATTTGAGAACAGCCCGGCGGTGGCAAGCGGGAAAGTGACGGTGATGAAGGGAATGGCATCTGTTGAGGTCGACGTGTACGAAACACGTAAGGCCGACGACTCTGGTGACATTACTTATTCCGTCGGAGACAAGCTGTATTGTTCTGCGCAGGGTCTCCTCACAAATGAAGTTTCAACTGAAGGCACGGTGATTGGTATTTGCACCAAAGCACCGACAACCGCAAGCCCAACGCTTGGGCTGGATATGCGTATCTGACCCGTAAGGGTGGTGCCAAGGAGGAAAGAACATGGACAACCAGACCAAGCAAGAAATTATCGGTATGTATGTCCGCACCGCCGCAGGGCGTCAGCGTTTGGCTGCGAGCATGATTCAGCCACTGCGTAGACGGCGTGATTACACGTCAGTTGGCCGTAAGGCCTTCTACGTGGAAGCACTACCGGACGGTGCACTCCCGATCTACGACAAAGACCCCAATATTACGGCTTATGTCGTGGGCGAGGAAGGCGAAAACATCGTGGCGGTTTCAAAACCCAAGAGGGTTCTGTTTCCGCTGTTTGAGATTGCCAGCAATCCTGAAATTCCATTGACAGAAATCAAGCAGCGTCGGTTCGACCTGATTGAGCGTTCTGTTGATTTGGCAAAGGCCGAGATTCAGGCCGAGGAAGACCGTAAGGTTTTCGCGGTTATGGATGCTCTGGCGGCCGATGCAACAAACCCCAATCCGCCGATTCCTGTGACGGGTAACCTCACAGCTAACGCGCTGGCTGATGCGTTCGCAAACGTCGAGCGTTCGGATATCCGTGTTGCAACGGTGTTCCTCAACGCTAAGGACTATGCTGACCTTCGTAAGTGGGATAGGGATACACTGGACATCGAAACACAGGCAGTGTTGCTGAAAACTGGTCTGATGGCGACGCTCTGGGGAGCCAAGCTCATCGTTACACGTATTGTGCCGGAAGGCACTGTGTATGTGTGTGGCGAAGCTGAGTTCTTCGGGCGTATCCCGGTTCGTACCGAACTCACAGTTATGAGCGCGGACGATCCGAAGAATCGTCTTATCGGATTCAGCATCTTTGAGCAAATTGGAATAGGGGCCTATAATCCCTATGCGATGCAGGTAGTCCAGGTGTCAAGGGTTTGACCAAATAGAGACTGAAGTCAAAGGTTGAGAAACCTAGAGGGCCTCCGCCAAAAGGCGGGGGCCCTCTTTTTGTGTTGCGGGGTTTTCTGTTTGTTTCGTCATAATTTTTTTGATATTCTCTCTTAAAAAGAAGGAAGTCAAGGACCTACGACTAAAGTCGTAGGCATGTAGGAATGCTACTACATTAAACCTTGACTAGGAGGCTTTGAAATGCAAAGCAGAAGCGGAGAAGGCTATAAGAACGGATTGGTGCATACCCAAGTCAATCCCTCTTCTGGATTTGGCAGATCCGACGGCTTAACAGAGCCTAAGCCTTCTGCTGCAACTCCGATGGGTGCCAAACTCCGAAAGGAGCACGAATATCGTGTACCGGTTGTATCGGTAGATGGAAAGCCTCTGATGCCAACGACACCTGCAAGAGCAAGGAAGATGATAGAAGGCGGTGTAGCGGTAGGAAAGTGGAGCAAATTGGGTATATTTTATATACAGATGTTAAGACCAGTGGGAGAGAAGACGCAAGAGATAGTTCTTGGCTTGGATCCCGGTTCTGAATATGAAGGAGTAGCGGTGGTATCGAAGGAAGGAGTTTTGCAGACTGGTATGATTATACTTCCCCGAGGGATAGCCAAGAAGATAGAGCGGAGGAGAATGATGAGAAGAGCCAGAAGAGGCAGAAAGTGGCGAAGACCTTGTAGGTTTGATAACAGAAGAAGACCTGAAGGCTGGATAGCACCTTCACAGAAAGCAAAGGTGGATTTCAGACTGAAGATAATAGAAGAGTTGAAGAAGTTGTATCCAATAGCCAAAGCGATTGTTGAAGATGTAAGGTTCAATCATTACAGGAAGAGATGGGGTAAACATTTTAGCACTGTAGAGATAGGCAAAAAGAGAACATATGACAAACTGAAAGAATGGTTCCAGCTCAAGCTAATAGAAGGAATAGAAACAGCTCGTATAAGAGCAGAATATGGAGCAAAGAAGAGTTCAGATAAGAGAGAGAAATCGGTATTCTCACATGCAATAGACGCAATTGTTATGGGTGCAAACGAGATAGGTTTAAAAATTTTGAGGATTCCATCATTCTTCATATGGAGGCGGTATCAAATAGCCAGAAGGCAACTACACAAATTTCAATTTGAGGCAGGAGGAATAAGGAGGCGAGAAGGAGGAAGTAAGAGTATGGGTATCTTCAAGAAAGGGGATATTGTCTTGCGGAGAGGAGACTTGTATCGTGTAGGCGGATATAGTGAAGGAATAGGGATATCATTACACAGTTTTGATACCGAGAATAGACGAATAACACAGAGAGTAAACCCAAAGGATTGCATAAGATTATTCAATCAGCGGATGATATATGAGCCAATTTCTCCCTCGACTAAAGTCGTGGGAGGAATTGGAGGTGTGTCGTGATGGGAATAAACAGGGACGAGGGATAAAGGTCGTGATTCCATATTCCAACACACTCTGTGAGTGCTTGGAAGAGATGTTTCGTAGGGTTGGTCTGCGATATACTGACAATTTTTGTCGGTATGTAAAATGGTATTGTAAGCGGTCGTGGACAGAACAAGAAGAACAAGATTTCCGCAAGTGGATGTGTGACCTATTGCAACACCGATACCATTGGACAGAAAGAAAGGCACTGAAGGAGACAAACTGGTTTCTGTTAAGCTATGGGTGGAGGTACGCTCCGACTGGGTATTTGTGTGTGACGCGAGAACGGAGATGTAAATAGATGGGGAGTAGTCACACTAAATGAGTAAACCGAGCGACGTAGTTGGTAGAATACATTCAGAGATACTACCGATGAAAGTGGGATTCACAGGAACGCAGATGGGTATGACACACTCGCAGTGTACGGCCTTTATGGAGCTGATGAATGAAATAATGCCCGTAGAGTTTCATCATGGAGATTGCATTGGGGCTGATTCAATGGCGGCAAAGATGGTGTTGGCTAATTTTCCGGAATGTATTGTTATCTGTCATCCCCCAGAGTGTGCCTCGAAGCAGGCGTTTGTGGGTGGTCATGTGGTTTTGCCTGCCAAGCCATATTTGGAAAGAAATCATGATATTGTGGATGCCTGCGATGTATTGTTAGCCTGTCCCAAGTCTAAAATCGAAGAATTGCGAAGTGGAACATGGGCGACTGTTCGGTACGCCATTTCCATTGGCAAACCTGTCCGGATTGTTCTTCCTGATGGAAGGGTGATTTAGCAGGGATAAATGTGAAAAGCTATGTAATAATTTTTCTATAATTCTTCCTAATTTGGAGGGATGCAATCTAGCAGCAATAGGTGTCTTTGGTTGGAGTTGCGTGGTATAATATGACACACAAAGAATCATATTTTCCTCTGCCAGAATCAGAAGATGGGATTTTAGGCAGGGCAATCCGGGCGGCATTGATTGACTTTCGGATAGCAGAGGTTGTGTCTATACGGAAGCCAAGATGGGAACCTCCGAGGGGTAATCGGAGATTATGGCGCAGAAAGAAAGACGATGGGTTTTATGAGTATCGAGAGAGTCCGCCAAAGGAAGAGAAAAGCAAGGAAATGTCCATCCAAGAGCAGCCCAAATCTAAGAAATTTCCGCATCATGTCAAGTTGACAAAGATTGATTTGGAGAAGACACTATCGCACGGACACTATAGCCTCATTTCGGCGGGGCGTAATCCCAATGACCCTAAAGAAGCTAAAATGGCAAGGGATGATGAATTTTTCCATAAGCGACACGAAGAACTGAGGAATGAATTAGAGAAGAACGGATTTTATTATACTGAAGTTGTGGGTCATTATGATGGTTTGGAGAATACGTTTCTTGTTTTTCATGACGATACCGAACTGACTCCCAAGACACAGAAGTCCTTGATGGTTCATCATCATGATGCGTATGAGTTGCAGTCTCGAAGAAAGGTGTTAGAGGAACTGGCTAAGAAGTTTAATCAGAACAGTGTTTTGCACGGCAATGGCGGAAAGAATATACTAGTATTTACATCCGGAGAAAAGGCCGGGCAGTATTGCGGTGGACAGGGATGGAATGAGGCTCCCGAAGCCACGAACTATTATACCGATATTGAGTGGAAAAACAAGAAGCATACAAAATTTCAGTTGGATTTGAGAGAATGCTTTGAGAAAGGATTTCTATGAGATTAGAGAAACAAAGTAGAGGTGGTACTATGAATGGAGCTAAATTATTGTCGTTCTTTGAGAGGGTAGCTGGCAGACGTGAGGACTATTGGATTTGTAGGGGTCATACAATTTCGGTGTGTACGTGTATTTCCGCCCCATTAGATAAGGTTAGTAACAATGGCAAGGGGACGGAGATGGCTAGGCGAGCCGAAAAAGAGGCCGAGAGATTGCTTCGAGATGCTGGCATTAGTGTGAAATCTAGTGGGTCTATGTTGAGAGGACACAGCAAGAAAGTGATTGCAATGGGTATTGCGGATGCAGAATGGAGTCCAGAGGCAGAGAAGGCTTTGGCAGAACATGGGCTTGTGAGAGTGAAGGAGGAGGCTTCGTGTCACTAACGAATGCTCAGAAACGCAAGTTGGCTAAGAAAAAGACTCGTGAGAAGCGTATTCGGAGGATGGTTAATATGCGAAATAACCATCCCTATCTTTTTGCGCTGGACGCCGAAATAGATGGCAAATGGATGAATGGCTTGATTCGGTTCAGGACATGGGAACAGGTGCTTGATTACCAAGAGCGGACAGAACGACGACGCACAGAGGGAGAGGAGATTGCACCAGGTCGTGTGCGGAGTTTGGCTAGTAACAAGGTGGTACTGGAGATTCGTGGTTCGAGAGCAAAAGACAAAACTCCAGACAAGATTGCCGATGGGGCGAAGGCCGATCCCAATGTGAAGGCCGATAAAACCGAAGAAGTTTAGTCGATATTTATTCTGGGGTGGTTATTTGCGGGGTAGCTCAGACTGGCAGAGCAGGGGGTTCATAATCCTCATGTCGCGGGTTCAAATCCCGCCCCCGCTACCATCTTTTTGTTCAATAGGCAATTTGAATTCTGCTAAGTCACGTATTTGCGGCGTGTGGATTGAAACAAATTAATAATTATTTGATATTTCAACCTAGTTAGAACGAGATTGTCGTATTCATGTATGGGTACGTGGATTGGAACAGATAAACAAATAGTCGCGGAGCAAAGGAGGAATGAGAATGAATAGATTGGCCGTGGCAAAGGAACTGGTGGCGGTGGCGAGAATTCTTTCGACTCTTGAGGACATAGACGAAGAGGTAGTAGAAGATCCCCAGTTTGCGCAGAAGGTGCGCAACCTCAAGCAGGTGATGCAGAAGCTTAATAACCGGAAGAATCGCCGGTTGAAGCAGTTTGGCATTGTCGATATGATTCGTCCGAATGATAGTGTTGAGACACTGGTAGATGCGCTTATTCGTTGTACGATGTGATTGACAGCCTTGCCCAGATGGCTGGGCGGAAATGTTCCGCTGAGGTTCCGTTGGGTGACCTCTAAGGGCAAAAAACGGAGGGTGTGAAACATGTCAGGAAGTACTACAGGTAGCTGGTGGCAGTATAGTCGGTGGGTAAAAAACATAGCTCGTAACTCAAAACAAACATTGCCGGAGGGAGCAGAGCTAACGGCGGTCAAGACGTTTTTGAAGGCTATTTGGGATCCTGTGTCCCAGACGGGCACAAGACCGTGGCTGCAAGAGACATTCCTTCGTAAAGCGACGGCGGCAGCGGGTGGCGACAACTATAAATGCAACATTGATGATGAGCCAGCAGCGGTATGTGTTGTGTTGCTGGAAATTGTCGGGCGTGACTTGAAGAAGATTCCGATGACAGATGCCGAGAAGGCTCTGGCAGATACTTTGATTGCCGCAACTGGCAACAGACGGTATGGTACAAGTCCGTATTTTGGCAGTGTTGGCGGTTCGAAGGTTGATTTGCCGTAGGAATTTCCTAGTGACGGGTGTCACCAGGGAGAGTCAGTCTGGCATGGTGTCAGACTGGTAGATTACTATTAGTATGGAGGATAATATGAGCGAAAAGTACATTATTACCCAGAAGGAACTACACCTTGGTTATATCAAGGAGACGTTCTACGCAGGCGCGGTTATCGAACATGACGAGGTAAAACACACTCTTATTATTGATGGCCGCAAATTCAATGACACACGTGACCTTGATATTCTGAAGCGTCAGGTCGAAAGAAATCCCAATAATCCGTGGATTGTGCCGTTTTCAGAGAGTGTGTTGGCTGAAATAAAGGCGTCGGTGACTCCTAAGGTGACTTCTCAGAAGAACGTACAGCTAGGAAAGTTTATGAAGACTGTTCAGTCTGATGAAGACCTGATGAAAGAGGAGATTGATATTCGGGATACACAGGTTTCCAAAAAGAATGCTTCTGCAAAAGAGGCATCTCGTCAGAAGGTTAAAAAAGAGGGTATGGTAGTTGTCCGTGGCGATGAATCCATAGAAGAGCGT